AAGTAGTTGACTATTTTAGTCAGCGAAAATGTTCCCTTTATATCAGGTGTGATGCCGATATTCAGGGGGCTCATATACGTGTGCGATTTGCTAGCGTACTGAGCAAATTTCATACAGTTCGATTTGTTCTGTCTGAAATTCCATCCGACCCAGGTTGCAGCCCGCGACCTGGATCAGATAAAGCGGGTTCGATATGTTTATAATATCGAAACCGTTTTGCTCGAAGTATGGGACGGAATGTCTCAACACTTAGAGCTGACAGCCTTTGAATCGGTTTGAGTGCAAAGGTTTCTGTCCTCATTCCTCGGTACCCGTAACCGGCACTGATGAATGACCTCTGTGCGATTGTTTTAATTGGTCGCCCAGCGGATCTGCTTTCCATGATCTCAATTCGAGACGCGGCAGCAGCAAGGGAACCAGTGTCCACATAGACCCTGGTCCCCTTATACTTTCCTTGTATGAAATTATCATGCAAGAAAGGTTCCAATTCTTCGACAGTAAACTCTGTCTGGGAATTGTACTCCTGATATAATTGTAATCCAATTATTTCAGAAGGTTTCAATCTGTAAATTGTTATGTTTGCAGATTGAGATGCTTGATTACATAGACGTCTGTCATCTGTAATCAAGAAGGCTGCAGCAACGTGACTTACGTTACTGTAGTCTGCAATGACTTTAGCTATTATTAAACTATCGTCATTGACCCACTCTCTATCCTGATTAAAGATATCGAGTAGGAGGTGAGGAGGTATAGGCTGATTTAGCTTATCCCGCTCACTTTGGAGTTTATTGGTAACCCGATCGGCCCAATCCTCCATAGACCCGTTAATTTGGTATAATCCAACTTTCCGAGTCGTTTCCACTATTCCAGACGGTCTGTCTTTGAATATTGGACGCAGTGGGATACCTCCGATTTTGAAGGTTTCTTCCACTGAAACTTCCTCGCGGATGAACATTGGCTCATCCCGAGAAAGATCTGTGATGTCAAAGGTTTCACTTTTTGCACCACGGAATAGCCACTCAGCATCACGGATTGTGAACTCAGTGACTCCAGTATTAACAACAATGAAGTCCTCATTGGTTAATGCTTTAACGTCCTTAAGAGTTGCATTTCTCTTAAGGAGGTTATTGAATGCGGAATTCGCGTAAAGCGCATTCTCGAATTCTCGGCGACACATGACTGATCTAGCCTTGTGCCGCTTATCTACATCCACGACATAACTAATGCCGAAGATGTATTCGTGTATCTTTTCCTTTTGGGCGAGACACACTTCCGCATCTCGACGGCCGACTAGCCGCCGAGCACGGACTAACCGATTCTCGACGTTCTTGAATCGATTAGTATTACCAACTATACCATAACATGGCATAGGAAGTAATTTCCCCTCGATAGGAGCGATTTGCTCCTTCTGGGGAACGAATACCTTTTCGGCGTATGTTCCGAAAAGATATTCCTGCTTGTCCCGTAGTCTATTACAGAGTACTGGATTAGCTGCGCCTCCTGACTCCATCACGGTCAGACAGCGCATCAACTCTTGCGTGGCAGTCCCATACAAGCGCTGATAGCTCCCTTGTTTGTAAGATTTTACATAAAGGAAGACGTTCGCAGGGTCATCAAATAGTGACCGTGCGCCCGACCCGCCCATAATACTAGGTAAGTATTTTGGTTCGGTACTTTTCCCAGTCGCTAGACAAGCATCCTGGAAAAAGGAAGCCAGATTCCATTCTGGCCTCAACTCGCTTCTAGGAGTATTAATCCTAGTCGCGAGCATACTCGCCTTCCCCGGCACTGTCGAGGAATGAGAGTTATCTCCTTTTCGTACATCGATTATGATGCGTAAGGGGATTGAATCAATATATTCAAGATGTTTGAATGTATTGGTTCTCCGCGCATGATCGAATGATCCTTCTCTCGTGCGTGGTACAATACTTGTAACTTCACAGAAGTTAAAGTATTGCGTCGATATGAAAGTATCTGAATTAGATGTCTTCATACCGAAAACTTCGGATTGAGCAGCTAAACTCAATACGAGGTTACTCGTTGATGTAGAGGCATCTGCTCTATCATCACCGACTTCCATCCCGAAAACTTTGACTGGTTTAACGGTATGGTTCTTACTTCTGCACCCCGGCTTGGGGACTGGAAGTAGTAACACCGCATCTCCTTCACGGATTTGCGCTGTTATATTGCAAATATTGTCTATTATGTCAAGATCTGCAATAACTGGAATATTGGAGACTGGCCGGTCTTCAACTTCCATTGGAT